CTGTGTTGGAACATTATTAAGTTTATTCACTTTGGAAAAAATACGTAATAGGTATTTTTGATTAATTATTGTGTTATTCATTCTTACTTTTTATTGAGAAAATTATCCAAACATCGGTAAACCATCTTCAGTCATATTCATCTCTGTCCATAAATCTTCAACTATAAACTCTTTGGAAGGATTTGGAACTATATACTGTTCAAAAACAATACTAAATCTATCTACATTGTGTTCACTTTCAATCTCTTCGGTACCATGAAACATATCACCTCTAAATCTTACCATTTTTCCCACTTTAGGTTTAACTTTTTTATAAATTTCATCTTCTTGATACTTTTTCAAAAAGAGTTCACCCGCTGTAAATTTTGGTGGTAAATTTATATACACAACAGATGTACATAGGGGCATATACTGTCTTCTTAACCAGTCCCGTTTTTTTATCATCCCATCGTAATGTCCTGGCATATACTGTCCACCAGACGCTGCAAATTTCGCGGGTGAGAAATAAACGATATTAGCTATAAATCCATTAGTCTTTGGTTCCTTTACGCGGATGAAAATATTATATAAATCTTCTAGATCGTGATCGATAAAGTTTTGTTTTGTTTTTTCGTCATCACAAAACTTCATACAGAAGCCATTCATACTCATGGCTTTGTGTTTCGCTAGATGGGTTGCGATTTTTTTACATTTCGTTTTTGGTAGAAAATCATCATCTTCAATGAGCATTGGGTAATCTGGGGGGTGAACCATTCTATCACCATACTTCAGCCCTCTGAGGTCTTCATTTAAAAATCGATATACTAGAAGTAATAGTAATAACAGTAGTATATACATATCATTTATTAGAATTTTTTGACAGGAACTTTACGGCGGTGTGGATATCCGGAAACAGGTGATTCCCAAGCTTTACACGCCCCGTAACTGGATTGTAGTACCCCTTATAATTTAGAAATTGACATCGATGTATTTCACCCATATAAAAAATACAAGATTATATTAGTGAGATAGGATGGGGCTTTCGATAATTATGGGAAATATGTTTTCAGGTAAAACTTCTGAGTTGATTAGACGACTTAAGCGTTTAAAGATCATCGGTAAGAAAATATTGGTTGTCAATTCTGCCAAAGATACACGATCCCCTGATGAAGTTTTGAAGACCCACGATAATGTAAGGTTTGATTGTTTTAAGGTCTACGAACTTTTCGAACTCGTAAACAACGAGGAATTTAATAATGCGGATATCATAGCTATCGATGAGGCTCAGTTCTTCCCCCGTCTCAAGGAGTTTGTCGAGTACTGCATGTGTGTAAATAAAGATGTCATCATAGCGGGTCTAGATGGAGATTCATTTCAAAATAAGTTTGGTGAACTCTTGGATTGTATCCCAATAGCATGTGAGGTCACAAAGTTGTCTGCTCTCTGTATGCGCTGCAAAGATGGAACACCGGGCCCTTTTACTAAGAGGATTGTAAAAAATCAGGAGCTTGAACTCATTGGGGGGAGTGACATGTATATAGCCACCTGTCGAAGGCATTTATAATTTTTTTCTATACATATAATAAATGCCTCACTGTTACAGTAAAACATCTGGGTACGACACCCAGGCTAACCAAATGTTCATTCCACCTGAACCAGTCAAGGATGAATCCTCCAAGCGGAAATCTGCCGCTTTTAAAATTCCCGATATGACTGTGGTTCAGATCGTTATCCTCGGTCTTATAATTGCGTATGTGTATTCCTCTCGCAACCGGGGTGCCTCGGGTATGGTTTTGGCCGGTATCATGGTGGCTATCGGCCTTTATCACATGTATGATCATCTCTACCGCGTCAAGCGTGGTCCAGAGCACCTTTTTTTCCTTCCAAAGAAGGAGTCGTACGGTGGCTGCAAGACCTGCAATATGTAAATTTTGTTAGTATAGTATAAGTATGCGCGTTCGCGTCACCCGTAGCCCAGACAAAAAAAAGAAATTCAGAGCAACCTTAGAAGATGGTAGGACGGTGGATTTTGGTGCGAGTGGGTATTCTGACTACACGAAGCATAAAACCCCTTCGAGAATGCGTTCCTATGTGTTGCGACATGGTGGTAGAGTTCCCCCGCGTACGATAGCAGAGAGAGACCCCAAAAAAATACAAAACATGATGCTCAACGTAACCACCAGTAGTAAAGAGGACTGGGGGTTAAGTGGAGTGGGTACTGCGGGTTTCTGGTCACGTTGGTATTTATGGAGTTTTCCCACCTTTGGGGGTGTGAGGGACTTTATGAAAACGAGGTATGGTATTGTTATCCGCGAATGATGGCATCCATCTTATCAAAAAATGCAACCATAATATCAAGAGTCTTGTATTTTTCGGATCCTATATATTTTTCAATTAAATCGTCTTTACCCTTAAAAAAGCCTGTCATCTTTATCTCCTCTTCTTCTTCATCTGTAAATGTTTCGAGTTCATTTATGTAGTGTGACAATATTGTTCTAACTTCAACGACATTTTCACCCTTCCAATTTTCTAGTATATCTTTAATTTTATCTAGATTAAACCGTTTCGCAATAGATTCAACTATACAATTTTTAGAAATTATAAGTAGATCCTTTCCGGTTTCCCCACCAATGTAGGATCTGAAAATGTCTTCAGCCGATTTTATACCCATAAGAGTAAAAACACGGGTATCTTCTTGTATTTTCAATCGATGGAATTCTCTGGAAAAATCATTCATAATTTTTACAACTTCATCTGCGTGTATACTACCATTTTCCCATTCTCTAGGAATTTTTTTGAGACGATTGAGTTTAAATTTCCTTATTAGGTGTGGTTCAGTTTTAGGGATAAACCCAAATTCAAAAAGACATACTGTGATAATCGGTATAATCATATTAAAATATAAAACTAATTCTTTATCTCCAAAAAATCTTTAAAAGTTGTGATAGTTCTATCTTCAATCATCCGCGCAATTTCATATTCTTCTTCGGTCATGTCCTCGTAGGATAATTGTGCTTCACTATATACCCGCTTTATGTACATGTCTACATCATCCAAGTAAAGCAGAAATCCTATTAATTCATCGTCGGACACAGTATCCAATTCTAAATCAAATTTAGAATCCGAGAACCAATGTCTAGGGGTGCCGATAGCATTGGTATCGTATACAATAAACTTTCTTGAAATAAAAGTTTCAACTGTTCCGAATGGTTGTAGACCAATTTCGTCAGATAAGTAGGACGAGGCCATGAGAACATGGATACCTCTACTTATCTTGCGAAGAAAGTTTTTTTTGATATCGTTCATTTTTTATAACCATGCAAAATGATTGGTACTTCACAACTTAGGTGTTTAAAGATTAAAGGTTCTTTGTGGATATGACTGAATTCAAAGATGATCTACACGAGACAAATGTGTTGATTAGAGAAGTTATTCTCCCCCAACTTGTAAGAATAGAAGCAGAATTGGCATCTTTACGTAAACATGTATGGCCATATGTGCAATCTAAAAAGGAGGGGTACACATTATCAGACATGGAGGAAAAGATTGATTTTTTAAAACTTTTAGATCGGGATACGGTCAACGACTTACTAATTCGTAAAGCGCGGGTTTCATCTTCGAGATCGGGAGTACACGCGAGGGAGTTTGATATAATTAAAAATCATTTTTGTTAAAAGAGTGACCTATAGGTACCGGCTATGTAATACACGTCAGTAAAACCCAACTTTCTCAATTTTTCTGCGGCGCGCCTTGCTCTCTGCCCGGTATTACAGTAAACGAGTAATCCCTTTTTGGGGAGTTTGGATGTCGTTTTTCTATTGATACGGTTGGTTGGTATATGTATAGCTTTTGGGTAGTGTCCGACATTGTATTCAAATGTCGTTCGTACATCTACGACTGCTTTTATTTTACCTGATTTTATCATTTCTTTGGCACGTTTTCCAGAAACGAGGGACTTTCCTGTATACGTGTAAGCGGTTAAAGCCGCTATAAAACTAAACAGAAGTATAAGCATTCTTAATTAGTATAAAGATTTTATCTTAATAGTATAAAATGGTTGCCAAGGGAAACGTAGAAGTTTCAACTCGTATGACATATGAAGAACGTGAAGCCATGTATATGAAGGGTAAACAGGAGGCGATGAAGAAGGCTCTTGGGGGTGAGAGGGTTCGCTACAAGAGCGCCGGGGATCCCGAAAAGTTTGTTACATTCCTGGAAGGTCGTCTGGAGATTTGGGACGAGGTGAAGGATAAAACCTTCCACGGCACAAGGATGTACGAGAAGACTAAAGAGATCCTTGAGT